AACGGCCGGACATCCATTGCCGGCGCGACTGTGACTCTGGGATCATCCCCGAAGTATGACGGGACGGAGAAAACACAGTCTGTGTCCAGCGTGAAGATCGGCGCGACAACTCTGGTCGCGGACACCGATTACAAGGTCAAGGATAACAAAGCAACGAATGTCGGAACACATGTCCTGCACATTGTCGGCATCGGCAGTTATACCGGAGTTGTCGCAGAATCCTTCCAGATCGCGAAAGGCGATGGATCGGTGACTGCTTCCCCGGATTCCCTGTCCCTGACCGAAGGCGGTGATTCCGGCGAATCCGCGCTGACCGTTACCGGCGATGGCGCACTGTCCGTTGAATCTTCTGCGGTGGCAGTCGCGACTGCGGAAATCGTTGGATCGAATGTCATTGTGACTCCTGTCGGCGAAGGAAGCGCGACCATCACTGTCACTCTGGCGGATGGCGATAATTATACTGGCGGAAATGATACAATCTCCGTCACTGTCGCAGCTGCCGAATAACGATGAATGAGTATCCGAAAGGATGCTTTTTTCATACCACCCCGGCTGGCGAGCCGTAAAACACGCAGACTCGACCAATCGTCAATGGTCGTTAAAGGAGGACGTAAAAATGGCAGAGTTTTCTCGAAAGTTCCTGATGGATCATGGAGTACCGGAAGATCAGGTCGATGCGATCATGGCAGCGCGGAATCAGACAATGAACGATACCCTTTCCGGGTATGTGGCAAAGGCTGATGTTCAAGCGCAGATCGATGCGGCGGTGGCTGCGGTACCAAAGCCCGAGCCGATTGATCCGAAAACAACCCCGGAATACATGGCACTCGCGCAGGAACGCGACATGCTTCGCACAATCGGCGGAGACGAGTTCCAGATCGTGAAACCGAAGTTCCGGGAACAGATCTTCGGGATGCTGGATCGAAGCGAGAAAGCACCGGAGATCAAGGATCAGCTGACCGGCCTTCGGGAGAAATGGGAAGAAATGTTCATCCCGGAGAAATCAGAAGAACCGAAGAACACTCCACAGTTTTCCAAGCAACCCGGACACCCGGGAACGAATCCCGAAAGCGCAGAAGATCAGCTGGTAAAGCAGATTTCCGCGCAGTGGTAAGAACAAAGAAAGGAATGAATTAACATGGCAAACTCCATCAATTATGCGGCCGTATTTAACCGCATCCTTGACGAAAAATTCTATGTCCTGCCCCGGACGATGTGGATGGAAGACTCCAACCCCGGTCTGGTATGGGAAGGCGGAAAAGAAATCAAAGTCCCGAAACTCGGCATGGATGGCCTTGGCAACATGTCCGGCTATAAAGCCCCGAACGGCGATCTGACTCTGGAATGGGAAACCAAGACCCTCGAATGGTATCGCGGCCGGAACTTCCAGATCGGTCGGTACGATGTCGATGAAACCAACTTCGCACTGACGGTCGGGAACGCGCTGAAAGTGTTCCTGAATGAAAAGGTGATCCCGGAAATCGACTGTCTGCGTATCGCGAAGGCCGCACAGGGTGCAATCGCCTTTGGTACGGTTGTTCCCTATGCAGCTGCCAGCATCACCACCGCGAACATTCTGGATCTGCTGATGGCGGATATCGCGAAGGTGCAGGACAAGATCGGCGAGACCGAGCAGCTCTATATCCAGATCGCGACTCCCCTGAAAAACCTTCTGGAACGTTCCAGCCAGATCACCAAGTACCTGAACGTGAAGGACTTCCAGATCAGGAACGCGGTGCTTTCCCTGAACGCGCTGAACGATCAGTACCTGATCGGCACTCCTTCCGGCTATATGCACTCTGTCTTCGGCCTGAATGACGGTGTGACTGGCGGACAGACTGTCGGCGGTGTGACCTTCGCTGATCTCGGACCGAGCATCAACTGGATCATCGCTGCCCGTCCTGCGGTGGATGCTATCGCGCGTCCCCAGATCAACAAGGTCATCGATCCTGACCTGAATCAGGAAGGCGAGTTCTGGAAGATCATGTTCTCCGTCTACCACGGCGCGTGGATCATGGAGAACAAGGGCGATGGACTGCTGGTCAATGTGGACACTGCTTCCGCTGATGACCTGACCATCACTTCCGAAGCCGGCGCGACTGCCGGTGCTTCCACTGTCACCGTTTCCGGTGTATGCCCGGATGGTTACAAGTACATGTGGAAGGCCGCGAACGGCACTGCACCCACTGTGACCATCGGCACCGCGCTTTCTGTGACGGATGGCTGGGCTGATCTCCCGGCTGATGGCAAGATCACTTCCACCAACAACTACAAGATCACTGTCGCGCTGGTTGCGAAGTCCAATAACAAGCCGATTGCCTACGGTGACGGAACCGTCTCTGCCGGCACCTGATAAGGAGTGAGAGCATGAGTGCGATGGTAGACTTCACATATTATTCGAATGTCTACAAGGGAAGCGAAGCCGATGCGACTTCCTTCCCTGCACTCTATGCTCATGCTTCCCGGATTGTTGGACTGCTTACCCGGTGGCAAGTGACGGAAGAAACCTTTCCGAATTTCGATTCCATGACGCAAACGATGATTAAACTCGCGATCTGTTCGCAAGTGGACTTCTTCGGGATCAACGGCATCGAAGCAATGAACAGTGGAGATAATTCTGGATTCACTGTCGGAAAGGTCACTGTTCACGGTTCGCAGTCCTCCGGGAAGGCCGGAGCGATGAGTGCATACATCAGTCCTGCCGCGCTTTCATATCTGGAACAGACAGGCCTGATGTATCCGGGAGTAGGTGTTGCGCAGTGCTGAAACCTATTCCAGCATGTATCCTGCGGACAACCGCAACAGTCAATGCTTGCACCGGAATAGACCGGTACCAGAATCCAACCTATTCCACCTACACGATCAAAAAGGTGCATCTGCAACCTACGAACGAGATCCGCAAGACTGCGAACAATACGGAATGTACACTTCGAAGCATCCTGTTCGCTGATGCTCGGCACTCGACCTCTCTGGACTGGTGGAGCATTTTCAATACTGCACACAATGCCGGAGGGGATGTGAAGGTGATCGTTCGAGAGCAGGAATACACCGTTTTCTCCGTGGATGAACTTCGCGACAATGACGATCACTTTCACCACTGGGAAATCGGTCTGGTGTAAGGGGTGAGGGTATGCCGATCCGAATCAATATTGATACGGAGCGATGCGCTACAAAAGTGAAGGGCGCATGGAACAAGCAACTCTACGCCTTGTCTGGACAGATATTGCAGGACTGCAATGAATTTTGCAAGGAAGATCATCGAACACTGATCCTTTCCTCTGGCACAGCATCAAGATTGAGTGAAGGTGTTCTGGTCTGGGATACGAAATACGCGAAAAGGCAATACTGGGATATCCAGACATCACTTACACCCGGACGGACTTGGAAGTGGTGCGAAACCGCGAAGCGGAAATATCGAAAAAGATGGCAGGAACAAGCCGAGAAAGGATTGAGGGATAATCTATGAGCGATGTACCAGTAAGCACTTCGATCCTGAATCTGGCGATTGAAAGTGTAATGGACCTGATCGATGCTCTGGGACTGTTTGCGACCATTCACAGGGGCGCACTTGCCACCGGAAATGATCTGTCCTGCGAGATCGGGCCAACATCACCGGAAGCCGTTTTTCTCGATAAACAGAAGTATATTCCGGTTGATCTGACGATCAACGGAAAACATGACAATCTGCAAACCTTGTCAGATGCGCTGAATGGCATCGATTATTCATTGACGATGGCAACTTCTTATCCTTCCGGGAACGGATGGAAGGTTGTGGATATTCAAACCATGACCGAACCGCAAGTGATCGGAAGGGAAGACAACGGACAATGGATGATGGCATCCTCGCTTCTGGTCAAGGTCGAAACTCTTACTCCTGAACCCGAACCAGAACCAGAACCGACACCACAACCCGGGCCGGATTCTGAAACGGAACAGGCGGACGGAGAATAAAACGAAAGGATGAGGGCCAATGTTAAAGCCTGTATGGGCGAACAAATTCGAGATCGGCACTTCCGCTGATACTTCCACTCCGCCTGTCTGGACATACTCGGAACTTTGCGCCGGCATCGAATCCATTACTCCTACCAACGGAGAGCAGAACCAGCAGTTCTTCTTTCTCTGTCAGGACGGATTCGCTTGGAACGAGGTTACCGGGGCTGCGCCTGAACTGTCTGTTTCCGGGCGCAGGAAGAAAGGCGATACCGCGCAGGATTACATCGCAGGACTGCAATTTCTGCTCGGCGATGATCGGAATTCCTCTGTTCGCGTAACAACGGCAGAAGGCAAGGTCATCACTTGCGACTGCACCATCGGAGATATCGTTGCTTATGGCGGAAACACAACTGATGTTAACGCATTTTCTTGCACGATCAGATTCAATGGCAAGCCCAGCGTTACTGACGCGGCCTGATGCACTCGGGGAGGGGACAATTCCCCTCCCCATTTTTCAAGGGAGGTCAAAACATGTTCGGGAGGAAAATCACACTGCACCGGATTCGCGATAGCATCACAATCCGGGAAGGCAAAGATGAACTGCATCTGTATGTAGACTGCGAGCCGAATCAGATGATCCGCAGGATTCAGGCCGCGGATCGCGACTTGCAGATGATCGATGAAAAGACCAGCGATGAAGATCGGAAAGCGGTTTCTCTGGCACTTGCGAAAGCGATATTCGGCGAAGATCAGGCGATTAAGCTGCTGGACTTCTATCACGGGGATTATGGATGCGTGGTCACAATCTGCGGAATGTATTTCGGAGACGCGAAGCATGGACTCGGTAAAAAGATCACGAAAGCGCAGAAGCGCAGGAAATGAAACTATACGAACAATACCCGGATCATATTACCTTCGGAAGAAGGAAGTATCATCTGGACTTGGATTTCCGAAACGTTCTCCGAATGATTGATATATTGCAGGATGATTCGCTGATGCCAGATGCCCGGGAATATCTGGCGGTGAAATGTGTATGCCGGCATCCTCGGAAGGGTATGCTTTTCTACATCGAAAAGATGCTTTTCCCGAAGAAAGCAGACCCGGATCGCAAGCGAATCACAGATTATTCACAGGATGCCGATCTGATCCGCGCAGCCTTTCAACAGGAATACGGAATCGATCTGGATACGGCAAAGATGCACTGGATGCGCTTTTCCTGCCTTTTGTCCGGGCTTCCGTCCGGGAATCGGTATAGTGAAGTATTGAGCATCCGGGCCAGACCAGTCCCCTCGCCAACACAATTCAACAAAGAGGAACGGGAATGGCTGATCCGTGCAAAGGCAGAGTGTGCGCTTGACATCTCCGAAAGCGAGCGAGAACGGCAATATCAACGGGATGTGGCGAATGTCGCATCGCTCCTGCTGGGAATGGTTGAAAAGGGGTGACAGGATTGGCAGATGGTCAGGTAGTATTCGAGATCACGGGCGATAACAAAGGCATAAAGCAATCCCTGACGGATACCACGAATACAATCAAGACGGAATCGAAGAAATGGGATACCGATGTCGAAAACTCCACAAGCAATATGACATCGGCTTTCGATAAAGCACTCGATATCAAGCGCATTAAGGACTGGGGAATCCAACTTGCGAAGGAACTGGCGCGATTCGGGATCGAGTGCATCGAGACTGCTTCTGATCTGGAAGAAGTGCAGAACGTTGTCGATGTCACCTTCGGAAGGGAAGGCGCGAAGAAGATCGAAAAATGGGCGAGCGAAGCCAGTTCGAAATTCGGCCTTACGGAATTACAAGCGAAGCGATATGCCAGCACACTCGGTGCCATGATGAAATCGTCCGGCATGACAGAAGATCAAGTGCTGGATATGAGCATGAATCTTGCTGGACTTGCGGCGGATATGGCATCGTTCTACAATATGCCGTTTGACGAAGCATTTTCGAAAATCCAGTCCGGTATGGCTGGAATGTCCATGCCACTTCGCCAGATCGGTATCGATATGACAGAAACATCTGTCGCGGCTTACGCGGCCGCAGCCGGCTTCGAAATGGAATATTCAAAGATGAGCGAAGCCGAACAACAGATGGTCAGGTATGCATACCTGATGAACGCGACCAAAGATGCGCAAGGGGACTTCGCCAGAACATCCGATTCCTACGCGAACAGTCAGCGCAGGATGGCAACCGGATTCGAAACGCTGAAAGCACAACTCGGCGAAGCACTCCTGCCGATTGCAACAG